CTGTGGTCGTGTCTTCTTTTTCAAAGTCTGTGAGCCTTGACCAATCCAGATTGACATACGACATGCGGTCCTTCCACTCAAGATACTCATCAGGCTCTATGTCTTGGTATGGTGCCTGTTGGTATGTGTGGTCGGAAAACGGAAGAAACGACACGCCGGACGCCACGTCAAAGTTTTCATACACCCACGCACCAACTTCCATCCACTCCTCTTCTTTTACGGTGACGGTGATAGACGGTTTGTGTTCACACCAATGTAAAGCGTATGTTTTCCATAACTCTAGCTGGCTAACAGCACTCATGTCTATACGTGTCACTGCTCCCTTTGGTGACTGCATAGGAAACGAGAACACGGTAACAGAGTCGGGTTTAATTACATCACGTTCTGCTGGCACCCCAGAGTCAATAAGAAATTGCGTAAGAGGGTCTTTGGAATCCCCCCGCACCGTGCGTATGTAATGCTCACTATGTCGAGCGTGAATGCCGCTGGCCGCATCAACGAGTTGAGACACGGTTCCAGACGGCTTGACACAGGTAATAGCCGCAGACTGGGGTATGCCCAAAACCTTGGCATACGATTCGTTTGTCTCCACTGCTGTACGCTTCATATCTTCAAGCCAACGCTTACTGTCCACGTTCTTGGATAGAACAGAATGGTCCATGATTCCCGTCAGGGATACCCCCAACAAACGCTCTTCTTCTGTGTTGTGCTTCCACACTTTGCGGAGGTACTTGAAGTCTGTCAGAGTGGACTGGATAGTTCCCAGTATGGTTGCTAACCGCACCTTACGCTTGAGAGTGTTTAGCGTATCACTTTCACGTACAACCACCTCTGATAAGTTACAGAACTGATACGGACGTAAGATTATTTCAGAACAGGGGTTAGTCCCCCACATGTATCCTGTTTCACGCCGCCCGTTACGAGCCACCTGCTTGTCTGCAGCTTCACGATTGAATATGCCTCGCTCTCCAGACTTGGAATCATACAGGGAAAGCCACTCGCGCATAAAGGTTCCCATCTCTGGTTTGCCCTTGTAAGCCACAGAGTTGTTTGCCAGCGCACGTTGTTTTTCGTAGTCGTACCACTGTCCTGACTTGGCGTGTGCCATCTGGTCATCGTTTAAGTTAGACAAGCTAATTAGAGCAGAGCGGCGAACACCACCCACGACCACAACCTCGCCCACCTTACACATGATGTCGTGACATTCTATGGGGTAAAGTCTGCGCCCCTTTGCTTTTTTAAATGTCTCTATGGTGAAGTTGAACAGGTCCACAAGGGGTTGCGGACCAGATGCACGTCCTCCCATAATCTTTAGCTTTGCACCGGCAGGACGAATACCGTCCACATTATATTCAGGAATCTGCCCTGCATACAGTAATGCAACCAATTCACGATACGCTCTTGCCCAACCCGGTTTACTGTCTGCCACGTTGATAACAGTAATTGATTTACTAAAGTTATCTGACACAACAGGCAGCTTATCCACGTTCTCTCGTTCAACAGAAAAACCCACACCAGTGCCACACATAAGGATATACATACACTCATCAAACGCACGGGGGCTGTCTACAGGGATGTAGCTGCAGTTGTATCCACATATGTTATCCCGTGATAGGGCCGGTCCAGCGGTCATCATAGCCCGCATAGATGGCATAATCTCTAGATTTAGGATAGCTTCACGCAAGTCCTCAACATCATTCTCTGGCAAGTCATATCCGAACTTATCTTTTACGTGAGCCATCATGTAATTTATGTATCTGTCCACAGTCTCATCGTAGTTTTCACGACGGCCTTCATCCTCTATCCAACGAGCATAGCGAGACTTGTGTATAAATTCTTGGTATGGTGTGGGTAGTAAATTATTCATTGTCTTGTCCTTCTTTTGTTTCAATTAATCTGTTGAGATAGAACCGCGCTTTTCTAAGGTCTTCGTTTCCATTTTTGTAGCGGTATCTCCAGAGGTATTTGATAATGTTTCCTTGCAGGTAGTATTCGTAACCATCGTCCGTCGCCGCCGCGATTGCATCAAGGCATTCGATACCTGCTTGATTGTAGTGTGGCGGGCTGTTGACGTTATCATGGCTTCCCTCGTTCATCTTCTGTTTCATAAATTCTTCGTGTCTCATTGGCGTTTTCCAAAGTCTATCTTGATTACATTGGTTCCATCTTCTTGTGTGATGGTAGGACCGTCACCCTCTTTGTCATTCAATAGGTCAGCCTTTACGCTGTTGAATGCCAGCCGTGCCATGCCCGCCTCCATTATCCTTTCAAAGTCGGACTCAAGCAACTCCATGATGCCGTTAATTACGATTGTACCCGCTTCGTAAAACTCTTCGTCTTCTTCTGCAGTGGTATCGTACGCTGCAATGGAGAAGCTTTCCTCGTCCACCTTACGCAAGATAACGTACCACCTGTCAGGCATCAGACTCGCCCGTTCAAAGTCACCCTCATCAATCGTCATTTTTTAGCCACTCCTCTGGTATGCTACCTTCTGCCCACTGGAAACCATAACGGTTAGCCCACCCAGCATAGGTCGTCTTGCTGCCTTTGTAAATCTTATTATTGGCCCGCACAAACACAAACCGTATATCCAAATCGGGGTGTTGTTGCTTGATAAGTTGCATTTTAACACGGTCCCCCTTATCCAAATGACCCTTGGCTTCTATGTATATGTTTGTTTCGGGTAGATAGAAGTCGGGAGTATAGGTTCGCGGCTTGGGCACGAATGTCAACTTGGTCGTTTCATACTCAAAATTTATCTTACGGTCTGCTAAAAATTTTGCAAGGTTTATTTCAAACTGAGACCTGTATCGGGTGCCCCTCATAATTCTGCTAACGGAAACCCGTTCTTCACCAGACTCAGCCTTTTTAATAGATATTGTTCTACTTTTGGGGTATGCTTTTCTAGGTAATTTATTTCTTCGCTTACTAAGAGCGTCGGAAGACATACGGTAACACCTCTACGTAGGTTGTACATTATAGCCTGAAACTCCTGTTCTATGAGCGGGATATCTCGTGCCTCTGTGTTTGAAAGTAAATAACCCTCCGAAGAAAAGTTGTTCCGCAGGGTTAGGGACAGGGATGAATCTCTACTTCGTATATCAACAGTAGCAGCACCACCAGACCGCCGTTCGTGCGACTCAACATAAATACAAGCCAACGACGGATTCAAGTCTAATAACTTACGTGGGTAAGTCTCTGTGTAAAGGATGGGCATTACGCATCCTGTTTCTTGTACTTGGCATACCATGCCATTGGTGGAAACTTAGCACGAGAGGTTGCTTTGGGTGCTTGGACAACGCCTTTCCAACAATGCTCTTTGAACGAACAGAACGTGCATGTTTTAGGTAACAGCTTATTACCTGTGTCAATTTTTTGACCGCCACGCACATACGTTTCAGGCACAGCTTCAAAAGGCACCTTGAACTTGGCATCTGTCACTATTGCTTTAACTCTGCGGTTTGCTTCCTTTAAGTATTCCCTGCGGTCAACCTCTTGGTTCTCTGGAGCCTCTACAAAATCCCACTCACCAGAGGACTTGTTGATTGCAATCCAACCACCGAATGGTTTCTTATCTGCTTCTGCATACAGGTGCCCCTGCATGATGTAACCAAACGGGTCATCCTCTTTGATTGCATCGTAGCCACCCCTGCCAGAAAACTTGTTTTCGTACGACCACGGGCTAGTAGATTTTACATCCCAGACCTTTTCTTCACCGTCAATATCCAGAACAACATCTAGTGTTCCCTTGATATCTTGGTTGGCTATATTCAGGTCACATTGTTTTTGTTCCGACACCACCTTGATGCCCGCACCCTTCATCACAAGGATTGCAACAGCCTCAACCAAATCGCCCATGAGAAACCGCATAACGTCATTGTAAGCAACATCTTGGGTCATTCCCTTTTTTTCTAATTGTTGTTGGCATAGGGGACGGCCAATACCAGACATGCGGAGTCTATACCCCCCACGACTAGACAACTGCTTGCGAATAGCGTCTTTGCAATCCTCGCCAAACTTTTCTATGAGAGGTTCTAGGCGGGAAGAGTCAATCTCCCCCCGCCCTGCTTTTTGCAAGAAGTCTTGTATTTCTACAAGAGCAATCATAACTAGCTTGCGAAACGGTTAGCTAGGGCTGCATCGTCACCAGAAACCATGCTTTTCTGTGCAGTCTTAAAGTCTGCAAACACGTTTTCATTATGACCCTTGACAGAATCATTGAACTTTTTCAACAACTCCTTGTCTTGGTCACTGATGCTTACTTCCTTAACCAAAGAAAGTTTCGGCGTCCAGTAAAGAACACTACCCTTCTTATGCTTTTCGGTTGTCAGTTCAATCACTGCCTTCTGCATCAAGACTTTTTTGTTACGAGTCAACTCTTGGTCAATAAAGTTCTTGACCGGAATGAAACCCGAACGCTTGAAGTATGCAACGAATGCCATACCCTCGACAGCGGCAGCAGTGCCATCTGCATAAGTTGCATCCGGTGCATCTAACACACCATAGATGACTTGATTACAGTTGACTGACTTGCTAAGAAGCACACGAGGGTCATCAGGACTAAGGCTGTTTTCCTCGTCTTTAGTCATGCGCCCACACTTATTACCGCCCAATGAGTCAGGGAACTCCCCACTCAACTTAGGTTTCTGTATGGACTTACACGAGAACGTACGCTCTTCTTGGTCCCAGTGTGACCACTCAAAGGTTCTCATCAGTGGCCGTATGTGAACTTTTGCAGCATACACAGGTGCTGAACCATTCCAGATACGCCAAGTACCTCGCGTCAGGGTGACACCATCATCGTTCTCTGTGTCGTAGTTAATGGTAAGACGGGGCAGACCCATTTTGGGAGTTTCGCCATCGTCTTGACCGCTCATTTTCATCAGGTCACTATCAGAGCCGCTATCTAACGCAGCAATAAAAGAGTCCATATTTAGTTCTTCATTCATCGTTTGAATTTCTGTTCCCATGATATCCTCTGTTCTTGGGGTTACAACGTAAGAAAGATTATACAGTCAATACCTCATGTAAGTCAAGCCAGTTTTTTCCCATTTTTAATTCTATTCCCACAGGCATGTCATATTCGAATCCGTAACGGTTTAAAGTCTCTGTGGGTATCGCAAGCATACAGTCAGCTAACAAACTGATGCACACGTCTTTCTCATCAGGATGCACGTCCAACACAATCGAATCGTGAACAGTGTTGCAAATAACAGAAAGAAGATTTCTGGTACGCATCATCTTATCCAGACGCACCAGTGCAGTGGGTAGTAAATCTGCAGTGGCAAATCCCTGCACAGGGTAATTGCAGATAGCTGTCCTGTGGGTTGCTGTCCCCCACTCTGTCCACTTTGCATCGGGGAAAGCGTACTGTCTACCAGACGGCAGGGTGATA